TTCCTGTAAGACCGCTGAATTGCGTCTTCAGAACATCCTTAATCATCCTAATATGATCGTCACCCTGCGCTACAGAGTCGCTTGTAGTTGGATTTGTAGCCGTTAACTGGCTAATATATGATGCAGTTTCTAATGCCATTATCTATCTCCCATTAACCCATATCTAACCCTGCGGCGAATCCATACCATATAGTTCCTGCATCAAGAGTCGTAAAGGTAAGAACGTCTATACCAGAAGATGTCAGGGAAGGTGCGCTTCCACCAGCCCAGTCAACCGCTCCCGGCCAGTTCACAGTTTGCGATCCACCGTTGGTAAGGAATAACGTGAACGATCCTGCTACTCCGTCTGCCGGTGGGTTAGTAAACGTGAAAGTCTGCGCCCCAGTTGATACCGTAGCGGAAACTACATTGCCAGCGGTAAGGTCAATTGCATCAGTACCACCACCGACATCACCCAGTGCGTTAATAGTTTCAGCGTAGTCCTTAAACTTCGGTCTGCTAATTTCCTCATCAGAGCAGACGATACCACCGCCTAGTGTCATATCACCATTAACATCCATTGCTATACCAGCAGCAGTACCACGCGCTACACCACCACCTATCTCTAACTTATCAGTACCATCATCAATACCAATTCTAAAGTCAGCAGCATTGCCATCAAAGTTAAGATAGGTATCTACTGTTGCGCCATCTCCAATAGTAACGGTATCATCAGTAATAGTAATAATGTTATTTGTGCCTACAGTTGAGCCTTCGCCAATAACGAGTTTATCTGCTGTATCATCTAATGCAACATAAAAATCTTTGGCATTACCGTCATAAACTAATGCAGCATCCTCCGCGCCACCATCTCCAATAGTAATGGTTGGCGTTGTTCCACCAACAACTATATCGCCATTATCATCAATGGTAGTTGAACTATTCTGTAATGTTTTACCACCAGTGCCATCAAATCTTGCGATAGCATTATCTGTGGCTGAACCCGGCCCACTAGCATCTCCGACCGCACTCTTTCCATCAAGTAAATTTAGTTCAGCAGCGGTAGATGTAACCAGTGTTCCACCAAGTTTCAATCCATTTGACGTATCATGGGAAGCAATATCAAAATCAATTGCCCCATCTGAGATGGTTACATCTCTGTCTGAGTTAATCGATATTGCAGGGGTTGTACCAACCGCTGAACCCAGCCCTATAACCAAATCATCAGCAGAGTCATCAAGGCCGACGTAAAAGTCTTGAGCGTTGCCGTCAAAGACAACCTTCTGATCCTCTGCGCCGCCATCACCTACTGTTAGGTTTCCGCCAACTATAAGATCGGTAGTAAATCTGCCAGTAGTATTGACATCAAGAGCGTATGAAGGGCTGGTATCACCAATCCCTACCATTTGATTTTTCAGTGTAATAACGGCACTGCCATCTAAATAGAAATCAGTCCGAGCATTACCTGCGCCATTCTGTATCTGGAAATTTGAAGAATTGGAGGCATTATTATCCATTTCAAATATCTGGTCGCCAGAAGAAGTCTCAATCTCCAAAGTGTTACCAAGGTCAATTTTACTAACAGCAATGGCTGCATCAGATGCCACATCAGCATTAGCAATAGTGCCGTCAAGTATCATAGTAGTGGTTACTGTATCTGTACCACCGCCCTGTGTTGCTGCAAAATTATTTAACATTATTATTCACCTCACGGATATCCGCCAGTATTCATAACCCTGAGTTGTGAGCCTGAGTGACGATCTTTATTATCTTGGTTTTGTATATCATCTACTGCTTTTTGGAAAGCAGCCAACCATAATGGAACTCTCTGATCATTCATTAAGAAAGGTTCTGCCTCTAATAAAGTTCCATACAAATATACATCTGGGTTATTAGTCAGCATATCATTTGTTGTCGCTGAATCAGACAAAGCAGTAAACGTCTTATAGTAAAGCATTGATGTGGTATACACTGCATCTGGATTTGGACCCAGCCTTACATTATCTGCTATAATTGTAAACACTTGTGGTTTAGACTTCGCGCTTCCTGCCCACAATCTCGACATCATCTCTGGGGTAATATAAGATAATGGAGTTATAGGATCAGTAGACAAATGAAACTCTTTCATCTGCACAAACCCAGTAGGCAATGAATATTCCCTTGTTCCAGCAGCCGTAGAGATAGCCGTAGAGACAGTTTCCATGTCCCTAATCCTAAGATTACGATTAAACCTAGCCTCTGCCAGAGTGATAAACTCTGGTATGCGATCAGTTAGATCACTTCTGTCTAGCCAATTTGCGGCTGCGGTCTTAAGCTGCGCGAACGTCCCTATCGCCATCAGACATGAACCAATCGCATACTTACATTAGAACTACCTACTCTCTGATGATGTAGATACTGAGATACACCCTGCCCAGAGAACTTAGGTACGTTAATGAATGTTAGTCCAGCCGCTAGTTTCAGATCGTTAGCAGTGCTAACAGACGCGCTGGAAGATGAAGAGAAGTTAAAGTAAATCTCCCCATCCGTATGTATGCCTAATATTTTTGCGGTACTAACATTCGTTGCGACAGCAGAAGCACCTACAGTAACGACACTCTGCACATCCCATCGATTGAAACTACCATCATCACTTTGTCTATACATAATTTATACCCTTTAGATATTTGTTGGTGCTACTTTGAAATACTTATAGTCTGGATTATTAAGATAAGCAGCAAGAAGTTTAGAGTCTTTCTCAATGGCACCATTAGTATCCTGCATCCATTGATCCCAGATATTGATAGGTATGCTTGCAGCATGATGCCACTCGCCCCTTTTACCTATAGATAACTTATCACCATATTGGTTCATCTTCCTTTTGTTTTCATCAACAATAGGCTGTGCATCCTGAACTGTATTCAGGGTAAACTTATCATCAGCCTCGTCATAATGAAAATCAGTTCTGCGCCAAGGCTCTGTATCTACGACTAATCTTTTAGACATAGCCTATATTCCCCACCTTGGGCGCACCATCTTTAGGATCATTGTCAATATATGCCTTCCTTAACCAACCCATAGCATCAGTTGGTTCTTTAGGTTTTGCTGCTTTAGCAGTTGCCTTCTTTCCCTTTACCATCTTCTTGGCAATCGCTTTAAAATCAGAGTCAGTTTCCATTTCTATGCTCCGTTTTGACTTAATACAATTCTGTCAGTTAATGTAAAGTTTCCAGATACGCTTACACGCTCCTCGTCTACCCAGAATGGATGAACCATATGATCCAGGGTAGCAGGAAACATGAGGATTAGGTTATTCTGCGGGGTTACATTCCACATACTAACACTAAGTGGGCTGATTGATTCCCCATACTTAAATATTATATGTCCAGCATCTTGAACGTTAGACTTGGCTTGTTCAGTGAATATCTTCTCTGGCACATCCAGATATACAACAAAAGAAACAATGCCATGATGCTGATGAGGTGGGTTATGATCGTAACGTCTTTGAAAGTTTATCCATAGAGTGTCCAGATTAACCTCTAAGTCATCTTTCCCTGGTGCAAAGTTTACACGGCCACCATCATAATGGTACACCATGAAATCAAACCACTGGAAAAGAATCTTAAGAAACTCAGGAAAAACCTTTACCATGTATTCGTTATCATAGTCATACGAACCACCGAAATACATATTACCAGCTAATCTTTCATTATACTCATGATCTTTATTTCTGATTCTCCTTCCTTCCTCAAGTAGAGAATCCCTTAACTCATCAGAAATAAAATTCTGATATATACAAGGTCCGAATGGGAATACGACCTTGCCACCATATTCGTCCTGAATATTAGGACAGTTAGTTTCTAATTCTTGCATAAGGTGGGGGCGAGTTTCCCCGCCCCCTATACTTATTACGCCTTTGCGTCAGCAAGGATACCGCTTGACTTCTCGTTCTTGGCAACTAGGCCATACTCAGCAACCAAAAGCTGCTTATGAGCATCACCAGTCTTCGCAAGTTCGACAGTCTGGAAAGGACGGAGCCAAGCAATGGCCCAAAAGTCCATATCCAAAAAGAACACGTGTTCCGTACTGTTCATATTACGATCACTCAGGATTCTGAAAGTTCCAAAATCGCTGACGTAAACGTCAACAGCGGCCACAACGTGCGCAGGTGCATCACCCTTCGTGTTAGTCTGAAGAGATGATACTGACTGTGCTAGATCAGAGATCGCCTGTTTAATAGCAGACGGAGCCAAGATCAAGTCAGGACTACCACCAGCATCATAGCAGTCTTTGATGACATTCTTAATGCCAGCTTCCGTAATAGAAGCAGTGGCCGTAGATTCAGTCATCGCAGTCGTGCCTGTTGCACCAGCAGCAGGTGAACCACTCGTGGGGTTCATGGATACATAGTTGGTAGCAAGCCATGCGGGAACACCAGCCGAGGCTCTAGCAGCGGTCGTGCTGCCAGCACTTCGAACAATGTTCTGAAGCAACATGGATTCCATGTCCCTTTTCATGCGCTTGCCGTTTTTAGCCAATTGATAGGCTTGATGTTTGCCGTGACCGGCATAGTTCACTGCGTCGTCAGTGCCAGAAGTCTGGTTTACATACTGTGAAATCTGACAGTAATTTCCTAATCGCGTTGGAAGCACCCGTGCGGTGGCAGCAATGCTGTCATCGCCCTCAAGTTTACGGTTAGCCGCGCCAGCGGTAATCGTATCCACTTGCCATTCAAAGAAAGTATTTTCTGCTGTTTCTTTTGCACAACCTGACATGAAGGGTGTATCCATAGGAGCGATATTGTAAATCACGTCTGACAATTGTTCACGAATAGCAACGGAACTATAGGTCGTTGACGTATTTGTAGCAATAGCCATTTGTTATCTCCTTTTTAGGAATTAAATAAATCTTCCAGCAAAGAGGCTGCGTCATCGACGTTACCAGTTTGCCGTAAGCGTTTCATTTTTGCAGTACTTTTTGCTTTAGAACTGTCAGACTTAGTAGTTCCCTTTCCGCTCCTGGCAACCTTTGGCTTGTTCTTGATCTTCTTGGCCTTAATACCTTTGGCCCTTTTCTGATCGTCTTCCCAAGCCTTTGCTTGCATCAAAATAAGAATTGAACGATGATCGAAGAGTTGTTTTAATTCCTCTTCCTGGAATCCCTTAGTAAACGCAAACTCTCTGAGTTCTTTAGCAATAGCTTGTTGCTTTTGAGGTACACCCCAGTCTGGTATAATACTTACCAGCTTTGAGTGTTCACCTTGCGCCCACTGTTGAAACTGCTGCTGTTGTTCAGCAGCCTGATGTTGGGATTCTTGATCGTAAGTCTGTTTTAGTTTCTCAACATTATTCTGGGCTTCACGATAATCATCACGTTTAGTAAGGTATTCTTCCTTATCTTCAACCTTCAATCGCTCCCAATCAATGTTTTCATATTCCTGTAGCGACGAATGATTTAATTGTATTGCATTCGCTATGGAACTTATGTACTGCTGTCGAGCCTCCTGAGTCGCTGCAACTTCCTGCTGATAAAACTGCGATGCTTCATCTAGTTGCTGGCGGTACTGACTCAGCTCTTGTGTTTTCTTTGTATAATCCGCCTGACGAGAGTACCCCTTTACAAGTTCTTCGGCAGTTACCTGATGGTCTTCTCCATTTATCCTTACGGTATAGAGTTCAGGTGTGTCGTCCTCCTCTTCAGGTTCTTCTTCCTCATCGGATTCTTCTGAAACGTCTTCCTCTTCAGATTCTTCCTCTTCAGATTCAACTTCTTCAGTTTCCTCTTCCGGTGCTGCGTCTTGAGTTTCCTCAGTAGACTCTTCACTTTCTTCAGGTTTGGCTTCCTCTTCTTTTGGTGTCTCCTCTTCAGGTTCCAATAATCCAAGGATTGCCGTTTGCGCTTCCCATAAACTTCCAGGTTGCGACGGGTCTTCGTGTGCTTGCGGGGCTTGTTGCTTATCCGCCATAATTAAATTCCTCTTATCAGATGAATGGGTGTTGCTGTGACATAATTTTGTTCATGTGTCCTGTCTCAACTATAGACTTTATATGACCATGAAGTTTGTCAAGCAGTCTCATCGCAAGCCAGATTGATTCTCTGGCTTCCAACTCTGCTGAACCGCTGGCTTCCCAGCGATCCATTAAATCTTTTCTTAGTACATCAAATGCTTCATTAAACAACGGGTTACTTAAAAGGCTCTTTGCTCTCTCTTCCCTATGATCGTCGCTCATGTGGCTCCTATGGCTACGGCTCGTTTCTGTTCACGCTCTAACTGTAGTTCTGCCATCTTTAACTGTGCATCTACGGCAGCTTCTTGAGCATCTTGCTGAACTTTCTGAGCCTTGATTTGTACCTCAGCAGATTTAATCTCTAACTCCTTCTGCTTAATCTGCATTTCCATTTGCTGCATCTGCTCTTGTTGAGATGGTCCTTGCTTTGGAGGAATGTTTGCAGGATTAGTTAGAAAATCATCAACATTCTGGAATCCCATTGCCTTCACAAGAGATGCCCCAAGGTTGTACATATTCTGTTCATTAACAATTCTTAATCCGCCTTTCATCGCCTCTCCCGCAAACTGCAACATCCTGGAAAGGTGCATCATCTGTTGATCCTTATTTCCACTGCCCAAGGCAACAGATACAGTACAATCCATCTTATCACTCCATGCGTCAGGACGCACAGGAACCCACTGGTTCCTTAACATGATCACTCTCTGGTGATCTTGATTCTTCATTAATAACCCATAGATAGTAAGCATTAAATCTTTTACGCCAGTCTCTGCAAAGTTTCTGGCAATCAATTCTACTCTACTCTGCGCTGCACCCATGACTGCATTAACAGCAGTAGCCGTAGTATGCGAAGTCAAGGCGTTATCATTAATGCCTTGTGACATCTTCGACACACCAGCCCTGGACTCTCTTACTCCATCAAGATACTCTAGCATCTGGAATGAATAAGGTTCTAATGGGGGAGTCGCTAACGGCATTACGGCATTAGGTGACTTGACTCTAACTACCCCGCCAGGTCGTTGCGTAAGAAGGTCATCCAGGTTGGCCTGACCCTCTAGAACCGCATATCTACCGAAATTCTGGTTGTACATATTATCCAAAAGATTACGCATCAATACAGATTTATAGAGTTGAAGATCCATTACTAAGTCAGCAACGGAAACACCGAAAAACTTATGTGGTACCTTTATAGGAGTAATGGAAACAAAAGGAACAGAATCT